TTGTTAATTGTCCACCTGCTGCTGTTGCTGTTCCTGCAAAAATCTGGTTCCCACTTGAATCACCTATCATGTGATTGGTAGTAGTTGAACCATCATAAGAAGTTATTTTTAATGTTCTTGCAGAATCTGCTGCTGCAGCATCGACCGATCCAATCATTATATTACCAGAACCTGAAGTAATATTTTGACCAGCATCTCTACCAAGACATAGATTATAAGTACCAGCTGCTACATTATCTCCAGAGTCATATCCAAGTGCTGTATTACTAGCTCCTGTTGCATCATATAATGATGACATTCCAACAGCGGTATTACCACTACCTGTTTTATTAGTATTTAATGCAGTTGATCCAAGTGCAGTACAATTAGAAGCAGTAGTAACAGCTGTTCCAGCTCTGTAACCAACGCCTGTATTATGACCTCCTGTAGTAAGTGCATCTAAAGCTTCGATACCAACTCCAGTATCACTCTGAGAATCACCAGATCCTGTTGTTGCATGACCTACTAATAAACTGTTATCAAAATCTGTTCCTTCAAGTTTGCCTGGGATAACATCTCCTGTAACAGAGTTAGTGGTCATCGTTACCGTTCCAGTTCCATTGGCATTAATAGCTATGGCACCATCAGAAGCAGAAACGATTGCATTTCCATTTACATCTAAGTCACCACCTAATTGTGGAGTAGTATCGGCTACAAGACTAGCAAAGCCTCCTACCTGATTATCACTCGCGTCTAAATAAACTGCTTTTTCTGAGGGCAGCGTACAAAAAATTTCTTTTGATCCTGCAGCAAAATCTACCGCTGAATCAGAATTGGAACTTTCCAAAACTGTAGTTCGGGTTAATGTTGAACTATCGGCGTTTAATGTTCCTAGTCCTACTTCCCATTCATTCGCAGTGTTTAATGAGATGGCATAATAAGTCGTATTACTATTTCCAATTCCAGCAGCGAAAGTTTGAAAACCATCGACTGCTCCTGCAAAAGTCACGGCACCTGTACCTGTGGTTGCAGTTGTTTCTCTTACCCTATTATTTATTACTAATGCCATATTATGCTACCTGTATAATTGCAGTTGTTGCTGCATCGGCTGGAAATTGAATTGTAAAATCTCCCGAAGTTGCTACTTTATTTCCACCAAAATCTATAACTAAACAAAGTTTATTACTGTTAGTAGAATTATAAATCGCCGCTCCTAATGAAGTTAACGTTACATTGGAAAAAACTTCGTTATCAAAATCTACAGTAGCGGTGTTGCTTCCTGGAACACTCACTCCTTGACCATCTAATTCATTTCCTCCTGTAGCATAATTTGTGCCTGAAGAACTTACTTCATTGGTTGTACTATAAACGGTTGATGCTGTTGTATAGGGAGGACCTAAGGTTGTTACATACAAAGCAATTTTAAAAGTATCTCCTCCAGTTGCAAAGTTATGGGTGCCTGATAACAGTTCCAATTTAAATGCGTCTGGTATTATATTTGCCATATTTTACTCCTAATCTTGTGTTGGGGGTGGTGATTTAAGAGGTGTTCGAATAACCCCATCCTGGTATTCGTCCCTGCGTCTTCGACCTTGTTGTTCGATCGCGTACGATTGTAAAGCCTGCTGATACGATTGCTGATAATACTGTATCAGATTTTGCGGACCTTTCAAGTATCCATATGCTTCTAGCAAAGAAGCGTACAAAAGTAAATCTTGATATTTATTACTCAAATAAGTTGTTGTCGAATCAGAAGCAGTAATAGTCGATGGCTGTTTAATATAGGCCAAAGTAAGCTCATAAGCTACATCAGGCGTAGGAGCCACTAACCAATAAGTAGCGTCCCAATTGGCATAATATGCAGGTAATCCTGAAGCTGTTGAAGGCGTATCATAATACTCTGTTATAAAAGAAGTATCTTTTTTCTCTAAATAAACATGAACATTAGGAGTTACGTTTGAATTAGTTACTTGAGCATATCGAATAATTCTTAAGTCACTTGGAATCGTTACATATCGATTTCCAATAGTTAGGGTAGAAGTTGCATAGAATCGGTTATCATCGTTATCTGCCTCTCTATAAATTCTGTTTTCTGCATTCTTAGTGATAGTACTACAAATAGCATCCGTTAAAACGGTATCATCTACTTCCGTGTAGCTTCTAATATCTGTTTTTAAATTTGCGAATGTATATGCCATTATGGTCTATCTCCTACAGGTCCTGCAAAAGAAGGAAATCCTCCCCCTGTTGTAGCACTTGTTGCTGCCGAAGCCAATACAAAAGTATATTGATTGCTAACGCTCTTAGTTGTCGGCTGCCCTGGATAATTAACCGTAATATTAATTGGTGTAATACTATAAGATCCAAATACTTTATCTAAATCATTATGAGAATTTGCTGTACTTGACTGTGGAGTTAATCCGTAAGTCGGTGCAGAAGATCCACGAGTTAAACCTGTTAAAGTATGTGTAGATTTGCCTGTGTATTTAATAACTTCACTGAGAGTAAAAGTATTGTCTCCCGCTCTCGTTTGAGCTGCAGTAGGTTTAGTTTGAACATAGATATATCCTGAACTTGGAAACGCAGAAGCATCTGTTAAAGTTAAAGATGTGACTGCTGCAGTAATATCCCCATTCAAAGTGGTTTCTAATTCTAAAATAGCTTGAGTGACCCCACCAATATTTTCTTGTTTAATCTGCCTGAATCTTACAGCATCTCCACTTGAAAAATTATGATTAGGTTGAGTTACTGTAACCGTTGTACTTACAGTTGTGGTAAAAGGATTGTTAGGTAAAATAGTTGGAGTAGGAAAAGCTGTTCGTGCAGGTCTTACCTTAGTAAGGGACATAGAATCAGCACTTAAAGTTTTTGGTCTAAGTTGAGGTTGTTTAGGTTCGTATTCAGAAGTATGAACAAAAGCTCCTGTCCACTCGGTTACCATTTCCTTCCAGGGAAATTGTAAACCTGAACGATCTGAGATGGCTAGTGCATGTTTTCCTGTTGCATACTTTGGCATTAGATATTAGGATAATAAGCTTTAGGTGTTATATAAGTACTTGCTGCTGATCCGTCCTCCTGTAAAGCTCTTGCCAATTCATCTTCATATAATAATTTAAAGGGCTGTGTTTTTTCCATTCTATATTTTTGCGATAAATAATAAGCTAAGCCTGCCACCATCGGTGGAATAAAACGATATGGAACAGGAGACGCATTTGAATACGTTCCTGCATCCTGAATTCTTGTAACAAAATAGATATGTAAATTTTTAGCTGCATTACTAGCATCTGGAGTTGGATAAATAGTCATAGTTACTCGATCTATAAATCTTTGAACCCAGAAATTACTAGGTGTACCTTCCGATTCTTTATTAGCATATCCTGAATAGGTAGAACGATCCACTTTACCAAGAGCTGCATCCGATTGAGTATTGGCACCCATGTTAGTCCGTAAAGAACATTGTTCAATATCCGAGAAACCTGGAACATAATTAGTAACAGTTGCTCCATCAGAATGTGTAGCGGCTGTTGTTGAATGAGCTCCACGTGTTACACCCGTTAATTCACTACCACTAAAACCTACATAAGTTATATCTTCGGTACCAATTCTAATGGTACCTTGATTATTCATTCCTGTAATAGAATCCATAGTGATTCCACTCGTAACGCTAGTAGTAGCAATAGCTCCATCCAAAGTTGTCACAAGTCCATTAGATTTTTGTAAAGCTGTAGCCCCAGTAGTGGGCATATCAGAAGGATATCTATAAAAATTAAATTCTCTTTCTCCTTGGGTCAAAGTAAGATTTAAAGTTCCTACTTCCCAGTAATGCAATCCTCGATTCCCCCATTCTTGAAAAAGAATGTTGAGTGATCGTCTTGCCGCTCTTAATTGATAACCTGAAACGTTAGGAAAACCTACGCGTTCAAAAGCCTCTTCAACAATATCAGCAATGGTAAAAGTTTTCCCAAACGTGTAACTGTCTGAAGTTGTGTTAGGCAATGTTTACCTCCTAACCTGCTGTTAGACCAGCCGCAGAATACTTATCAGAAAATAATGTGTAACCAGCTACGTTGGTTTTAGTTTTACAATAAACGCCTTTTGGAAATAAAAGACCACCTCCAAAATTAAGTGTAAATACTTCTCCAGTAGGAACATCTACATATATTATAACATCCCCACTATTTGAAGTAGTGGTTAATTCTAAAATACCAGCGCCTCCTCCATCAGAAGCAACTGAGAGAGAATAAACTCTTACATTAGATGCAATAATTGCACTTGCTCCTGCTGCTGCAGCTGATCTTGTAGCCTGGATAATCGGTTGTGACATAATTTAATCTCCTTAGTTGTGAGCTCCCGAAGGAGCTCACAAAGTTTATTTATTACGCGTCCGCAAACGGTGTTGCGATAGTTCCTGATCCTATTAAACTACCTCTAACAAAGTACTTAGCGCTCGCTATTGCAGTAACTTCTACCCAACTACCAACGATACCACCTGTTGTAGTACCATTAAGCGTCATGACGTCATTAGTTGCTGCCGCCAGAAATGTTTCTCCAGTTTCTTCACTATCAATACCAGTATAGACAGCACCATAAAATTTATCAGTTCCGTCTGTTTTGATATCCATGTCTGTTGCTAAAGTTTCTACCCAAAATAAATAAGTAGTTCCAAGATTACTTAACACGTTGTAATCGTTTGCTCCAGCTACCGAAGATGAGCTTCCCGATGTAATTGATGGTAAAGTAAATTTACCATCTGCATCATTAGTGGTTAAAACTCTACCTGCATGAGTAGCTACTGTTAAGCTTGTATCAGCGGTTAAGCTAACAACTGCTTTAGGTCCGAAACTAATAAAACCATTTAATGATCTTACTGGTCCCGAAAACGTTGTATTTGCCATATTATACTCCTAGTTTATAAGATGTAGTCTCTAGGCCGTCGACTATACTCGTCTACATCTAATTAATAATTGTATAGTACTTCATCTATACCCCAAATTTAAATTTGGCGCAAGGTATCCTGTAGTAAAAAATTGATTTTTGATAGCGCTTAAGTGGCTATCGAAACTTCGGCCTGGGCGTCTTTAATGTGTTCCAGACGAGTTGCTTCTTCAAACTCTTTGGCAATGATCTCTTTAACAATTTCCTGAATTTTTTTATCAATATAAGACATATTAATATTATACTTGCCCTCCTTCAGGTGCTCTTGATGCCACTCGAGTTCCAAGGACCGTTTCATAGTGTACAGGTCTTGAGTCATCTATAACCTCCTCATAGGTTATCCATTTACTCCTTAATGAATCGCTAAATCCATCTTTTTCCCACTTTACATCTTTTTGTCCTACTTTGTCAAGTATTGCTTTTTCAATAGCTTCCCTGCTGTCCTCACTATTTACAGTAAAATCAACATAGTAGCCATAGGCTCGTATTTGAATTCTGAATTTTTTCATATTTCTCTCTGTATAAATAAAATGAGGCCGTTTTTAGGCGGCCTCATTTCTAATATTATTACGCTCCTGGTGAACCGTAAATACCTCTAGGGTCAGAACATCCGAAGACGTATCTTTCTCTAGCTTTGTATCTAACGTTTCCAGTATCGAAATCACCTTCCATTGCAGTTGTCAATGGTGCACGGTTGAACATTTTCATGCCATTTGGCACGTCTGTAATAATATACCATGCGTCCGTATCAGTTAAGAAATTATTCACTCTGTATCCTTGAGGAATCATTCCCATAGATTTAGTTGCATTGATATCATTATCAGCTGTTCCCACTCTGCCTTGAGATTTAAATAATCTTTCAGCAGTAAATTGAGTGTTAGAAGGAATGATCATTTTCACTCCTCTAGCAGCAATTTTAAGACCTCGTTCGTCAGTCATTGCAGCAATGTCTATTAAAGCTTGCTCCATTGACGTTTCATTAAGATCTGCCGCAGTTGCTAAAGTATTACTAAATACTCCTGCAATCGTCGGGTGCTCAGTACTAAATAAAGTTACAGCGTCTCCAGTCTTAAAGGTACCTGATGGTAAACCATTAATTAATGGATTGACTGCTTTTACTTCTTTAGCATTGCTCATAGATCTTGCTAAAGCTTTTGTATAACGAGAAGCAATTCTATCGTAGAGGTTATCTTCGATAGCTTCTTCTGTTATCGCAAATGCTAGAGCGATGGTCTCGTTAGTGTAACGTGCTGTAAAAGTTTCTTGAGCTTCGTCATATGATATGCCTTGGCCCTCAGATTTTACATTAGCGTTCGCGAATCCAGATAACATAACTTCTTCTTCAAAAGCTCTGTCAGAGGATTCTTGTACGTATATTTCAGCATGCTGATTTTCATACCGTTTATATTCCAGCCCAAATAGTGCATTTAGGCCAGGTTCTAGTTCTTTGACTAGCTGTGCTCGTGATATTGCCATGTTCTATATGCTCCTATTATGTTGTAGCGTTAACGATCTGATTAGTGTTTTGACACACAATGACTGAACAGAATGCAGCAGTAATATCCTTATTTGAAGGATCTTCCGCTTCTCTAATCAATCGCCATTGGTATGTAGCCACCTCAGTACCACCGATATTCAGAGTCGTAGTAGATACGCCAGTAGAATCTGTTCCACCTGTGTTAGTAAAACACTCGTAAGTTTCAAAGAAGCCTGCACGTGCCACTGCGGCATCTGTAGCAACAACATATTCCTGGAAAGGATAGTCATTGACAAATGCGGTAATGTCTTCGCTATTAGCTGGAGTAATCGGTTGTTCGTACCAGTTAGCCCACGTCGGTTTTTTCGTACTCGTCGCGTTATAAAAGATACCATTTAACACACCTAATACAGGTCTTGTAGCAGGGGTTAATTCAGCAGATGTTACGTACCCCGCAGTGATTTCAATTGCCCCACCGTGATATAAATCAACAGTAGATGCAGCATCAATGTAGTATTTGGAAAGTCCCTGAGTCGCTGGGGTATTACCCAACGTTTCTACGGGAATAAATCCAAACCCTTGCGTGTTACTATTTGCCATAGTTTGTTACTCCTATGTTTACAGTTTTACCTGTAAACGGTTAAAAAATTCGTTGGTAGGGAATTGGTTGTTATCCCGAGAAAACTAGGTTTTCTTTGTACCACCGAAGGTTACACGAGACTGCCTGTCAATATTGATAGGCATCCTCTTATCCTGCTCCTTCATAAGATCGTGTTC